AACGGAAAAGGAGCGGAGTGGGTTTAGTAAGTGAAACGACCGTTTTCGTATGGGTCGTCCAGCCAATCCAGATACTCGGCGATAGTTCTTCGGCCTTTCGAGGAATTGCATCGCTTGTGACTGAAGAAAATGTTGGCCAAGTCGTGTCGGCCACCCCTACTGATCGGCAGGTCGTGTTCGATCGTCCTCCCCATCGGATCGTCGCCAGGAAGAGCCTCATCAATCAGATCCCCGCACACACAGCAGGTCTGGTCGCCGTCAAGCCATTTGCGCTCAATGAGCTCCGGCGTCGCGTCACCCTCATCGTAAGCCCTGGCCCGCTGCTCCGCGCGAACCTTAGCCACTTCCGGCTTTTTCTCATAGTGGCGTCGGGCTGCAGCGCGCATGGCCTCTCGGCCTTTCGGTGTATTCACCCATCTTCGCCTACGGGCGCGCTCTTCCTTCTTGTGAGTCTCGCGGTACTCCTTCGCGGTAGCATGGGCGCGCTCAGCGTTGTCCTTGCGCCACTGACGCGAGAACTCACGCGCGCTCTCGCGCCGCTTGCGGTTGTAGACCTTGTCTGAGCACTTACCAGAGCAGTACTTCTGCCTAGAGCTGTATGGCTTGAACTGAGTGCCACACTCCACACAGTCCTTCAGCTGGACTTCCTTCTCCTTCATGATGTATCCTCTCTCTGAACGAACAACCACAGCGTGCGTTCGTCTCGGCGATAATGGACCACCCCCGGCTTGGAAACCCG